GATGAGAACCTGCAACGCAAGCACCATCGACGTTAGCATCACAGATACCTGCAATACAAACCTTGACCTTCCCACCAACAGTTGCCTGTGTCTCAAGTGCTATACCAATGAAGCCCATAGTACCAACAGCGTCAGTATCAGCCTTCATAACAACGAGAGACTTATCACCATCAGCAGTAGCATCGAGCTTAAGGGAAAGAGCATCACCCAAAGTGACAGCCTCACCAGTAAGGAAAGTCTCGACAGTCCGTCTGTGACCAGTAGAAACACCAGAACCAGTACCAAGATATTGAATAAGATCAGAAGTAGCCATTTGTTTTCTCCAAGGTTAAGGCCAGGGATGTAATATCCCCAGCCTAGGTTTATTAATTAGTAAGTATCGCCATCAATAAGAATGCCCTGAGAAGCAAGATGATCTGCAACGAGCTGGCCCTTGAAGTAAACAAAAGCCTGTCTAGTAACAGTACCAGGTACAGAAACCATCTCACCAACAGCAAAGTCTGCATCACTATGGACTACAAGCTTGATGCCCTTAAAGTCTAAGAAGTAAGCAGTTACATCGTTAGTACCGAGGGTATTAACAGGCATAGCAGCATCTCTCTCAACAATAGCACCGTTCCATGCAAGTGCCATTCTACCACCGTCAAGCATCTTCTGATCAACGTATCTCTCGTTAACCTGGAGAACACGCTTATAGTTAGCAAAGCCTGCTATAGACATGATAACAAGCTGGGTCTCTCCACCATAAGCTCCAATAGCAGCGGACAATGCATCCTGAACAACAAGACCATTAGTACCGTAAGCCGAGCTGGCGGTACCAGACTGATTCTGCCAGAAGGAAGCTGCATAAGTAGCCTTACTTAGTCCACCAACTACGTTAGTCTGACTTAAGAAAGCATCTTCCTCAAGAAAACCAAGTACGTTAGTGACACCGTTCAAGGTATTCATCTCAGTAAGTACGGTGCTGGTACCAGCAAGTATCTGTGTATTAAGATCTCTCCTAAGTCCACCTAAGACATTCTTGAATCTAACATCAAGAATCTTGACCATAGCCTTGTCGCCACTATTCTCAAGTTCATCCTTCTTAGTAATAACAACAGGACGAGCGAAATCACACCAGTCATAAACAGCTGGTCTAAGCACGTCAGTTACAGCAAGAGACATAGGCTCATAACCAGTACTGAACTGGGTAGTTGAACTGTGCTCAGCAAGCATTAAGGGACGCTGGATCTTAGATCCACCATCTTCATATTCGATACCACCAAGTCTCTTTGCCTGATCAAGAAAAGCAGTCTTACGGAAAAGTTCATCAACAGCCTCGTCTCGGATACTATAAAGTGTCGAAGAAAGGACCTCATTAGATATAGCCATTAGTTACCTCATGTATTAGTTAGTTAAACATTATTGGGAAACGTTTCCCCATTTGAAAGTTACATTGTTTGTCAAGGTAAATCAGATGATTCCTCGTCTCCCTCAGTTTTCTTCTATTAGGTGTTATCAGATAGATAGTCTAATGTCTTATGGCCGGGATAGATTGCGCCCTATAACTACTAGAATAAGTGTCAACAAAATAAATATTCCTTATTTGAATTTAGGTAGGTGTTTCTGTTTGACAGGTTCTGAGAAAAGAAGTTATAATTCCTGCGGAGCAGAGAGGAGCTGTGGCAGTACAGGTTTCTGGCAGCTCCCCAAGCTGCCCCAGATGTCTTCCTCTCTGGGATAAGATGAATGGTCTGAATGAATAGCTATGTCAATATCTTCTATTCGCTAATACCTCTAAGTCAGAAGCCCTCCCGCTGTGATCGCTGCGCGTATCATCCCTTCGGGAGCGGATCCCTAGGCTTCTTCTCTAGATTATAATACATTTACCAAATAAGAGATGATAAGTTCTTTGGGTACTTAAGATACTGGATATCAGTTCTTGTATGTGGATAGATATATTCTCCTACTTGGTAACCTCTATATGCCTCTAGGATCAAGACTACGTCTTGATTACTATTCAAGGGCGTTACCTTGAACCAGGATCGTCTCTGCTAGATGGGCTATACCTCCTACCTACTAATAGCAAGGAAGAGATTGTAGCCCTATCTACGCTCTTGTAATACTACTTACCCTCTAGTCTCTGCTTGTGGTACATGGCAATAGCCCATGCGCCCTGCTTCTTGATCTCAGGAGGTACTTCCTTAGACATAACAACTGGTCTACCAGTACTGGTCTTGTTGAATGTCTCTCTTGCGGTAGATCTCTTATCTGCTATAGCCTGTCTCTCAGAGGTAAGCTTAGCACTATCCACCTTAGCTTTGACAATAAAGTATGCGTCTTCAAGTCTAAGCTCTGGACGAGAACCAAGTAGTTCAGCTATTGGTAAACGATATTCATCTTTAGTTATATCTGGGTTCTCAGACTTAAACTTGTTAAGCTCATATCGTCTCTGCTCAAGTGCAATCTTCTCCTGTGCTGGTGCTAACATCTCAGATAGCTTACGTGCAGATTCACGTTCAATGTGCTTAGCCAATTCATTAGGATCATACATATCGTATTCAGTATTATCCGAAGCAAGACTTCTAACCCTATCTGCTACTTCACCAGTATATAGTGCAGCTCTCTCAGCTTCCAATGTAGACTTGCTCTGTTCATATTCAGTTCTAAAGTTATCTCGTTCACGGGCAAGTTCCTGTGTCTTTCTAGTATAGTCAGCACGTAGGTTAGATAGATGCTTACGTACATCGGGAGGTACGTGTTTAATCCAGTGGCTTAGAGGTTGCATTCCAGTATGATTATCTGCCTGGAATTCTTCTATACCAGTAGCATCTATATTCATTAGATCATCTAGCGAATAGGATGTATTGTCTTCGGTTGAAGATTCTGTTGCGGCGGAGGTATCAGAGGTATTGCTATCAGCAGTCTCGTTGGTATCCATATGTATTTGTCCTTGGGTATATTAAGTTATTTCATTCTAGACATAAACAAAGCGTCTATATCTTCATCACTATTAACTGGGTTCTCTTCTACTATCTCTTCTTTCTTCTCTATATTCATTGGTTCTTTAAGGAAGTTCTTGAAGTCCTTAGACTTGGCAAGTAGGTTTATCTTAGAAGCCAATGCTATCAAACCACTATCATCTTTAATACCATCTAGAGACACTACAAGATCTGGTGTTATACGTTCATCAGAGCTAGCATCAGTAGATGCACTAACGAACATAGATAGTATTCTTACGAAGTCTGTAGGTAGGACCTTAAGATCAGTACTGATTACTGGATAGTTTGGAGCCTGACCAAATAAAGGAAGTAGTTTGTTAGTTGCCTGCACTAAGATGTTTAGCGCGCGAGAACTAAACTTTCCTACAGGAGCTAATGTACTATACATCTCCTCATCAGTTCTACTTGCTTCAGCTATCTCAGGTGCGAGGTCAGGTAATTTATCCATAGTCTTCTCCATTAGGGAATTAAGTTGTACGAGGAACGTATCATAGTTAAAACAAACGGTGTCAATTCAAAGTAAGGTCTAGAGAATGTGATCAAATTCACCAGCAAGTATAGCTTTGCCTGGCATGACTTCATCATATATCTTTTCATAATCTTCTCCATGTTTAATCTTGGCTGCTTTGAAAGCATTATCAAGTTTAAGTTCTTCTTCTCTCTTAGCATCAAAGCTGGCTATCTTATCATCTATAAAGTTTTTTCCACCTAAATCAGATACCCTGGTTAGTCCTTTAGCAGATAAGATCTCATCTCTATGCTTCTCGGAATAGACCTTGCATCCAAGACCAGCATCATACTTACCATGATTAGATAGACCTTCCTGCCAACCAGCATTCCATAGACCAGCAGTCTTAGCAACTAAGGATACTTGTTTCCTCATTACAAGACTACAAGCAGTACACATAACTTCACTGGTATTAGATTCCTCCCACTTCATAAGTAGTTCTTTCTTGCTACCACACTGAATACAACGCCACATATACATCGGCATATCAACCTCCAATTCTTTTTAAGGACCAACCTTTATAGGTCTTATTATCTTGCAAAGCATGACTGAGAGAGCCTCCATTACCACCTATGTAATTAGCAGCTTCTTTAATACTATTAAAGTCAAGCCAGGTAATGTTATCTTTAGAAATAGTTATAGCTTGAACGACTTTACTTCGCCTCTCTTCTGTCCAAGAAGCTTTTATATTAGCCTTCGCCGTATCACTTGCCTTAGTACCACGTCTGTGCTTAGTTCTCTTCTCAATATGTTCTGAACTTTGTGTCTTTCCTTTCCACCATAAACCTGGAGCCTCTCCTCCAAGCTTCCAATTCATACAACAACTATCGTCCTTATCTCTACTAACATGGTCTATTTCTAGTTGCTTAATAATATCAAAGTCATCTGATTCAACAATTACTTCTATATTGAAAGCTGCATCACCATACTTATTGTAGACATTCTGCATGAATCGGTTGATACCATTTCCAGCACGTAATCTACTAATGTGTTCATTCTTGCGGGCTTCTAAGGTTCTAGAAGATATGCCCCAATAATAGTAGTTATTAATAGATATCTTATATAAGCAAGGCATTGTTATTCCTATTACTGGTTAAATCTAGTTAAACTATCTGCTAATGCTTGTGGATCAGATACTTGTTCTGTTGCTCCTGTAGATAAGGAGGCTTCGTCAGGTACTGCATTAACACCTACAGGTTTAGTTGGTGTTGGCGCGACTACTACATTAAAGTTATCAGGTAGCTGGAACTTACGAATGATCTCTTCTCTTATCTTATCTGCTGGAACACCAAGCTGTGTAAGTATAGGTAACAGTTGCACAAGGTTCTGTTTCTCGATAGCGTCACTGAGAGGCTGGTATCCTTGATCAAGTGCAGTGATATTAAACTTAGCATCCAAGTCTTCAGGTGTAACTACCTTAGCTGTCTTGTTAACAAGTATGACTGCTTTGTCACCTGCATCTGCATTGAAGCTAAGTATGCGAAGATATATCATAGCTATATTCTCAATTGCTTCATCTCTATCTCTAGCAAGTTTACCTATTTCTGAGGCGCTGTATTGAGCTAGGGCTGTGATCTCAGTAGCAGTAGCATTGGTAGCTTCGCCTCTAGTGAACGGGGCTAGAATCGAACCACGAGCAATGTCCTGCTCTATGTATGACAGGTAACGATCATGGTCTGAAGAGATCGGTGTGTTAGGTACAGGTAGTATAAGACCAGATAGTTCATCTGAATCAACAGCAATCATTGCTCCATCCTGTCCAGCAGATATCTTAGCAAGTGCTTCTTCATCTATCTTACCTTCCCTGTATAACCACTGACGACTGTCTCTACGAACAGCATTAGCCATATAAGTACGAAGGCTATTCTTCTCGGTGATCTGATCATATATCCTAGACATAGCAGACATACCAATTAAAGGACTATCTGGTATTCTGGAATAGTATACTGGAACTAGTGGAGCTAAAGGCTTATCATCAAAGGTACGTACAGGTATAGCAGCCTTGTCTAATAGCTTATCTCCATTGCTGTACTGTGGCGACCAGAAGTATAGACTATCATAGAGCATATCATACAGTTCTACTACCTGGATATATAAGTATTCCTCTGGTAGTTCAACAGACTTTCTTGTCTGTGTCTTGATCTGAGGATTAAAGTAATCTACTTTCTGTACACCAGTGAAGTCTTTGTTACCGAAACGTTCCTTAGCTTCTGGTATAGATATGTAATACACATGACCAGTAAATCTCTGTTCGTCCCAAGAGGATGCATCTCTATCTACTATTACTTCCCAACAGTCTATAGCTCTAATAGCTATTCTATCAAGTAGGGATGAAGATGTTGTTGGCGCGAGCTTCAAGAAACTGCAAGGATATATCAATGCCATACGAGAAGCATTCTCTATAGCTCTACGCTGTGCTACTAAGAATCTATTAGCTAAGGATTCAGCAAGCTCTGCATCTCCTCTACTTGCTTCATCAGGACCAACCTCTACTGCTGGTGCTCTACTAAAGAGGGAAGCCATAAAGCCTTCAATGTAAGAGAAACCTTCAGCAGTCTCTATACGCATCATACCTTCAGAGAAAGTCTTTCCCTGCCAGAATTTATTTTCATAGACGTTCTTGTATCTACGAAGCTCTGGTAGTTGTGCAGTCCAGAAGACCTCATGTTCAGTTAAGATGGTACGAATAAGTTGTATAGTCTTGTGTTCTGTTCTGGACATCTAGTCTCCTTGAAAGTTCTTGAACTTTGAATGCTAGTCAAGCTTGTCTTGACGAGCCTAGTATCTGTTGTAACTGTTTGTTGATGTAATACGCTTAACTATCTTTTGTTGTATAAACGAAGGAAGCTTCTTGTCTATCTTAGGTAAGGTTACTGATTCGAGACATACGATTGCTAATGCTAAGGCTACTGCACTATCTGCATGTGAATCTAATGTATCAGGTAGGATTATGTTTCCCTTCTCGTTGACGGTGATGGCGCGGATCTCAGAGAAAGTCCAACTGTCAATTTGATTTAGTTGACCAGAACCTATAGCCTTCTTCAGTAGCTCGAACATTAAGGTCTTTGATTTACCTGTAGTAAGCCAATCATTATCATCTTCATCTGACCAGAAGTTATTGAAACCTAAGTGTGCTAGCTCTCTAAGTACCACAGCGCCCATGTTGTTAGATTCTATTAGTACAAGCGCATTGTTATATTGGGTTGCTATCTCTTGTATTCTATGAGCAAGTAATACTGGTGGTGTTTTGTTACTGCGCCAGATACATACTTGTTGGTTAGTACGTTTAGATAATACTTGTATAACTGAATAGTCTCTACCGACACCACCGCTAGTATCAACACCAATAGCATACTTATCATCTTTATCTGGTAAGGATAGTCTACATAGTTCTACTGGTTCAACAGGTAGGATTGTTAGATGGTCTGGCTGTTTGATATAAGCATTACCTAATTGCTGGTAAGCTTCGTCTATAGATACAGGATATTCTCTTATGAACTTCTCCCAACCTATCTTCTCTATCTTTAGTCTTCTCCAGTACATCTGTTCGTTGGTTAATGATAGCTTATTCTGTAAGTGTAGTTCGTCCGAAGTCCAAGTACATGATACGTCTTCAGGTATATCTGTTGTGTATTCCTCATGTCTATACCAAGGAAAGAATAAGAAGTTCCAAGCAGCTTCTCCTCTCTGTGCTTTGATTATTTGTTTATGGTGCGCGTCGTTAAAGTAGTTAGCAGTAGATTCTATAATCATCTGCCCATCATTAACGGCTACACCAGCAGTAGCAAGTAGCTCATCTGGGTTCTCAGAGAAAGCGAATTCACTTAACCATAAGATACCACAACTGAAGGAACGGATACCACCTGTAGCTCTAGCGGATTCAACTATGATACGAGCACCTGAATCAGCGAACTGGAATTCTCTTGTATTAGATACAGATAGTTCTCTCTGAAGTACCTCAGGTAATCTACTATGGAAGTCAGCTATCATCTTAAGTAGATGCTTAACTGAATTGAGCTTGTAGGAAAGTATAGCTATGGTTACCGGTTCTGTTGAGGTATATAGCTTCCAGAATAAGAATGCTGCTACGATTGTAGATGAACCTATCTGTCTTGGTTTAAGTACTAAGGTATCTTCACCTGATAGCAATGAGGTAAGTATATCTAGTTGTTCGTTTGTAGGTATAAAGTCGCGAACCTTTCCATCTTTATCTATAATCTGGAGACAG